GTTTAACCTTCATGATCAAACCGAACGCCTTCGAGCTGACGACTGCAAGTCGCTCGTACTGGAGGACGGCTACGATACCGGCCAGAGAGGTGGCTGCACCGAGAATTGCGTCTTTGCTGAGCTTCTTGCTCTCGCCAAGGGCTTTGGCTTTTGCAAGAGTCTCGACATTTCGAGCAATTGTGGTGTAGTCCTCACTAGAGGGATCGTGAAGCTCGGCCTCCTTCAGAGCAGCTTCAATTGTCTGCTGAATGGGGTCAGTTTTCTTCATGGATGGGCTCCTTTCTAGGGTCTTCAATATAGAGCAGGTTTTTCTCGCTTAGACCTGCTTGACGTCCAGCGTCACCTTCCCGTTTCGGAGCATCTCGGCGACGCCCTGGTCGAAGGTGGCGTGGATCCCCTGGTCCTCGGACACGTGAAGGGCTCCGGAGGGCTGGGTACCCTGGTACTTGTTGGAGCTCACACCGAGAAGCACACCCAGGAAGGTGTCGACAGCCGCAATAGTACCAGCAACCTCGGTCGGGGCCGGGAGGTGCCAGAGCGCGGCGAGGGTGACGTAGAGAGCACTGGTAGCGGGAAGGCAGACCAGCGCAACCCACTTCAGGATGTCATACGTCTTGTTGTGCATCGATTCTCCTTGTTTGAGATGCTTAGCCATTTTCTTTCTTCCTCCTAGCGGGAGGTCTTGGGGTAGGGACCACGGGGAGCCGTTTAACTTCGTCGACGATTCTCTCGGCAAGACCGTTTCCACCGAATTCCAAGTAGGGATCAACGAGGTACTTCATGAAGTCCTCGTACTCGTCAAGGGTGAGGAACCCTCTGTGGATATAGGTCTTTCCGACATAGACGATACGGTCGTGTGCCATCCCAAGGAGCAAACGAGTATTTGCTGAACTCTTCTCTCGCCGTTTCTGAAGGTATGCCCAGAACCCAGTGGAGCTGAATATACCTAGGAATACAGCGACAGTGAGATCCAAGAATGGACTGAAACCGAAGTGCGTCATTTTAACCGATCAAGAAATACGGGCGAATACCGAATCCATAATTAATAGGGGCGGTTGAGACCTCACCGTTGGCCTTGAGATATACAGCGGTACTCTGGTGGGAACGATCACGGAGCCAGTACTCATAACCCGGGAAGATCATGGTGTGATTCTTCTCGAACGCCGAGAGCTGACCAAGGTTGAGAGCGTTGCCCTCAGGACCGGCGCCCATCAGTCGACGACCGAACACCATGGTCTCGTCAAGGAGCATGGCGTATGAGCTGTACCAGGTGTACGAGATAACCGTTCCTTCAGTGCGGATACCCTGAGAGACTCGAGTCCAGCCCTTCATGAGGTTGTCTCCGAACAAAGACCTAGCCATGCGCTCAGCCTGAGCAAGCCCAGACTTGTTGATCGTGTGATCCAGGTAAGAGCCCGTGAATGGGTTGGTCTCATGAAGTGGGGCACTGTATAGAGCCTTGTCCGGGACGACTACCACGTGGTGCTGCTGGATAGGCGTACCACCGACACCGTAGAAGTAGTTGAACGCCGCAATACGCCAGTTGACACCAGCGTAGGTCCAGTAGTCACCAAGGTACATACCACTGAAAGTACCATTACGAATGCTCGCCATGTACGGTGAGACGTTCGTCCCGAGAGAGGCGCCTCGGTACACGGAGTTGTGCATACCGAAGTGACTGATGTTGACCATGTTGTAGAACGTCGATGACGTCTCCAACTTGGACGAGACATTAGTGACACTGGACTCGATCTGTCCGGCCCGGTTCTCGAGCTGAGAGATCTTGGTATTCTGAGAGTTGTCGCTAGCCTTGAGGTTGGCCACATCCGTCGAGGTGTTACCACCAGCATTCTGCAGGGCGTCTCGAACAGTCTGGAACCAGTTGTTGAACTCGCCCTGGAGCTTGTTCTGAAGCGCATCAAGGTTGATTGTGTTGACCGGACCACCAACATACGGAGTAAGGCTGGATCCAACGAAGTTCGTGATCGACTCAGCGCCGATAGCCCGAGCGTTCTTAACGACTCGAATATTCGCAAGGATCATGTACTTCTTCTCCCCGTCGCTCGGAATGAGCGGGGGATTAGGAGTAGCCGAGGCAGTACCCTTGATGATCTCAAGTTTGGCGCCTCGAACAGCCTTGGAAATATCGACCGACAGAACAACCGAGTCGATACGGTCCAGAGTAGCATTGGCTGCCTGGACAGCGAGAGTCTCATCACCGGTGTTCTCAACCCAGCGACGGTTCAGCCACGCCTTACCTGAGCCAACGAAGATATTCATGGTGTTCGCAACAGGGCGAACGAAGAACTTGTCCCCTACGTTCGGGAACACTCCGTCAGATATGATTCCGTCGAACAGGGACCCGAACTGGTCTGCGTCGTATACCCGGTCACCATTCACCGAGTTGTAGAAGCCACTATTAATGGGCATAGGTTAACCCCTTTCTCGAGGCTCAATAATCTCGCCCGGACCCTTACGAGCGAAGTCAATACGGAAGCTGTCGCCATTCCACTTGCCTCGAGAGGTCATGGAGATGGTTGGGACCTGAGAGAAACCATCAGCAGACCAAGACTCTGTCATCTCGGTAAGCTGTGCTTCAATCGGTCTTGAGTTACGCCCGGTGGGAACATAGTAGAAAATATCCCCGACATCAAACCCGGTTCGGAACTGGACGTTCGAGAAGCTGTCGATCTTACCCGAGACCATCTCGACAGGAGAGTACTTCGGGAACATGGCGTCCAGAACCCAGAACGGATACCAGATCTCACTAAGAGATCGAATATGCTGCTTCTGAAGCTCAGTCAGCTTGTTCCAGTCCTCCACCTTGTAAGGCTTGTGGACCTGAGTATTGTCCCACAAGACCTCACGTCGATCAACCGGATTCTCAGATCGAATGGTGTGCTCTCGAGTGTGAGTCGATCCATCGGCTACCCACTGCAAGTCCACATCACCGCTGTCCCAGATCTCGTATATCGTACTCTTCACGTCGACAATACTCTGGACAGACTCGAAGTCACTGAAGTTATCGTTCGCCTCAGACAGGGTGATTGTCTCGATGAGGTGCGGGGCCTTGAGATAGGTGTGATATCCACCCTTCTCGAGCTTGACTCGATAGAACATCGAGTAGCCATTCGGCTTGCAAGCGGAGATTACATTTCGGAACATCTCCACAGCTGGGTTGCGATCGTAGATGATCCACTTGCCATCCTGGAGCTTGTTACCCGTGTCGTTGACATATGCCAACTGAGTAACCTGGTCATTCCGATGGAAGTGGAAGTTCGGAAGCTTGCGATTAGGCTCAGCGTTGTCACCAAAGTGCCTGTGCGCAATTCTCTCTGCGAAACCCTGTGCGTCGAATCGACCCTGAGCATCAGGAATAACCCAACTACGGTGAAGCTGAACCCGCCACTCATACAGACTTTCAAGTGATCGCCCTGTGTACTTGTGGAGGTACACACGGTTGTCGATCTGCTTGATGTCTACAGTCTCGATGACCATGACGTACTCGGTATCATCCCTCGTGAGGAAGTTACCAAGTCCGTACTCAGGATATGAGGAGGTAGAATATACCTGAAGCTCGAACTGCCCATACTCGTAAGCGCGCTCAGTCCAGTTCAGTGAGATAAACGTGCTAGGAATCTCGCGCTTATCATCGAAGTTATCTTTTTTCGTGTAGAATAAGTGCATCAGATTCCTCGGTAAAGGCTTTCATACTCGATGGATACACCAAGGTCCTCACTACCGCCAGAGTACTGCAACGATAGAGTGTTGATACCGGGGTGCATCTTGATCCATTCACTCCCCGGAGCCAGAATGCCAGTGATGAACGAAGATTTACCACCAGCGTAGTGGACGATAGACTTCTTCCCAGGACGGGTATCCACCACAAGTTTCTCGCCAGCGTAGAACTGACCAGCCCTCGAGATAGACATGGTCTCGTCGAAGGTGGTGTTCGAGATAATGAGGTTCCCTACTGTCCCGAAGAAAGTGAATGTGATGGTAACACCCGCGGGGGCATCTCCGTGGTATCGGATGTCCTTACCCGTGGAGTTAGTCATGTCGCCGAAGATAAGCTTGTGGTTGCCTTCGGAGAAGAATGGGAACTCGAATTGTGGAACGGTGTCGTTGAAGCCGACGACCTTCTGGATCTGAGAGGAAGAGGCCTTCCAATACGGGTCAAGCCCAATCAAGGATACCTGGACTTCCTGTCGCTCTGCGAAGATGTTAGGCTCAACGGATTCCACGATAAAGTCAGACTTAGCGCTGACCCAGTCGGTGATCACCTCGAGGGAGATGGTCTCTGATACTCCGAAGTACTTGTAGAGCTTCCTCCGGAGCTGCTGGATGTCCTCCCCCCAGGGGATCAGAGTCAGCACAACATTGCGTGTACCAACCCTGACCCCCTTGAGGAAGGCGCCATCGATCAAGGCGTATCGATCCATACTGAGATCGGCCTTGACGGGTCCCAGACCAGTAATCTCCTTGATCGCGATCCCCGACGTGTAGGGGTCACGGATGTCGATAGTAAGTCGTTCCCCCGACTTAGTCGTGGACGAGATCTCTGAGATCATAGTGTCAACTTGTCCTTTGCCATTGCCAGCTGCGTGTTGGTGTTGCGGTAGATAGTAGCCGCGTCCAGCGCCTCTGGCGAGTTGTTGGTCTGGTTGAACGTGATGTTTGTAACACCATTTTGACTCTTCGTGTCAGAAGTGTCAACTGTGATCGGAGCAGCCGGTCGAGCGCTGTTTGCAATGCTCGCGGTGACTCCGACGGCGGGAATAAGTCCTCCGATGCCTCCAGCCTGCTTCTTAAGCTCCTCAAGATCGAGGATAGGTTTGATCTCGGGCTGGAAGGACGGGTCTTCCTCGATGAGGTCGTTGACTCCATCAAGGGCTTTGTCCAAGGCATTGTAGGCGGCCTTACCGAGACCAGTGCTGGCCTCAGCGATGTTCTGATGCTCGTCACGGATACCGATAGCGAGTCCCTCGCCCATGTACCCACCGATCTCCTTCATAACTCGAGAAGGTGAGTGAATACCGAGCGCGTTCTTCAGCTTGCTGATGCCGTTCTTAGCACCCTGAACCAGCTGAGAACCGATCTTCCAAGCCTTACCGGCAAGACCACCAGTCACACCATCGATGATGGCCCAACCGATCTCGAGACCGACCTGACGGAACTGGGCCGAGTACTTGGTGATCGCATCTCGGACGCCTCGCAGGAGCTGGAGGATCGTCCAAGCGCCCTTATCGATAATCTTCGGACCATTCCTAGCAATACCGTCAAGGAAGTTGATGATGACGTTCGTAGCTGCGTCAATCACCTTACCGATGTTATCGGCAATACCGTTCAGGAAGTTCGCCAGGATCTCAGCGCCCTTAGCTCCGAACTCGTAGGCGTGGTTCGAAAGCTCAGTGAGTAGTGCCTGGATAAGAATAAACAATGCTGCAACAACACCGGGGATGTTTACGTTGATGGCGTAGATAAGTGCCCCAATGAGCTGACCCATAGCTACAGCCAGCTCCGGAGCCTTGGCTCCGAGGGTGATGATGAAGTTGGCAATGGCGTTAGCTAGGTCAATCGCCAGCTGGGGTAGAATGGCGCCGAGCTGCTTGAGCCCCTCGGTCAGTACCAGGAATGCTGCGGCACCGGTAGTGGCACAGATACCCAGAACAGCAGCAAAGGCCGCCATACCAATCGAGATCGGTAGAAGCGCCAGACCAATAGCCAGTAGTGCAGCGGTCAATAGCACCAGTCCGACCGCGACTGTCTGAGCAACAGCAGAGGCAATCAGAAGTACCGCGAATCCACCGGCAAGAGCCACAAGACCGATTGCCAACTCGCCCCATGAGATGGTCGACAGCTGCTTGAGAGCTCCGGCCAACAGGATGAACGAGACCGAGGCGATACCCAGTGCAACGGCACCATTTTGAAATGCGCTGGCTGCAGCCATAGATGCGGCAAGGATACCAAGTCCGATAGCAAGACTGATAAGTCCCTTAGCTAGCGTTCCGATACTCATGCTGCCGAGAAGATATACCGCACCGACAAGAGCAGTAACCGCAGCAGCCATGGCGAACATTGACGCTGCTCCTCGAGCATTAGAATGTCCAGCGACCACCAAGGCTGCAGATAGTGCAGCGATGATCACGCCAAGAGCAATCACACCCTGAAGTAGCTTACCGGTGTTCATCGTACCAAGCATCCAAATTGCGGATACTAGGATGTTGCAGGATACAGCAAGCGACAGGAGCAGTAGAGCACCCTTACCCATGTAGGGGTCCTTGCTAACCAGCATCATGAATCCAGCGAGGATTGCCACGACTGCAGCCAGAGTAACGACACCCTGTACGGCCTTCCCGGTGTTCATGGATCCTAGGGTGTATACCGCCAGCGATAGAATAACACAGGAGGCAGCCAATGCTAGGAGGATGCCAGCACCCTTCTCAACCCCCTTGGTCTCTGCCATCTTAGTCATGAATTCCTGCATGGTCATCATGAGAATCTTCATGGCAGCCATACCAATTACAGCACCCTTGAGATCCATCCCAGCAAGAATTCTAACGGCGGTAGCCATCAAGACCATAGCGGCACCGAGTGCGATAAGCATTGCAACGATTCGAAGCGAGTCGTTCTTGAATGCCACCATCTTGGTCATTGACTCGAGCATGTCGTCCATCATGTTGAAGAGGAACTTCAGGACAGCAAGAGTGACCAGTAGCTTCGGAGCAGGAACCAGTGACATCAGGATTAATGCGCCAGCAAGAACGCCGAGGGCAATTGCAATTGTTAGGAGGGCCTTAGCCTTCACCTTCTGCTCAAACGCCTCGAGAACCCCGCCAAGTTTGTCGAAGACATCACCGAGTTTATCAGCAACATTTCCGATCTTGTCGAAGTTCTTCTTAAATGAATTGATCCATCTAGTGAATGCAATAAGTACCCCACCACCGATAGCTCCGACAAGAATCTTCCCCATGTCATAGGACTTGAGATTGTCATTCGCATTGCCAAGAGCTTCACCAACAGCGCCGAATGCATTCTTAACCGCATCCTTGACCTTAGGAGCGAATGTCTCGGTGACGAAGTCCTTGAACTCCTGGAACTTCTGTTTGATGGTGTCAAACAACTCAGGGAGATGAACCGCTCGGGCAACCTGCTTGATGTCCTCAAACCACTTCTTGAGGAAGTTCTCCTTGGCGGCCTGGCCGGTTTCCTTAGCCGCCTGAGCGGCCGCAGACCCTACGCCAGATACAGCGCTAGCGGCCTCTTTAGCCTTCTCCTTTACCGCGGAGTGACCGTTAACCCACTCCTGGAAAGCGAGCGCGACCTCCTTGATCTTTCCGCCAATATCGGAGAAAGACTTACCAAGGTGGTCCCAAACGCTGCTATTTTGAACGGCGTTCCACGCTTCAACGATCGCGTCCTTGAGTTCAATGAGCTTTTCCTTCAGCCACTGAACTTTCTCGGAAATCTTGAGCTTCTGTCCAAGTTCATCGAACTTCTGCCCGAGAGAAGCAATGATCGCCTCTGATGAGGTCATCCCATTGAAGTCGAAGCCCTTGAAATAGTCAGAGAGGGCCGACTTTCCTGAGAGAAGCTTGGCCTTGAGCTTATCGCCGACGCTCTGACCAAACTCATGGAGCTTAGTCTTGGCGGTGTCGATTCCACTCTTGATCGAGTCCATTGCTACCGTGAATTCTCGACCAATGACCGAGTTCTTTAGCGCGTCTTTGATGAGTCCGAACTTAGACGCGAGACCCTTAAGACTATTCCCAAGGTTAGTAACCTTAGATCCGAAGTCCAACCAGATGATGAAGTTGTGAATTCCGTCAACAACCCACTTGATAGCCTTGCCGACCAGATCAATCGGTGGTAGAAGTAGCTTTAGTAACTTTCCACCAATATCCAGCTTAGTGAACCACTGGTCAAACCAGTAGATCGCCTTACCAAGTACCTTAGTGATCTGGAATACACCAGAGTTAATACCAGTGAATGCCGGGAACAGCGCGCTAATGATGTGTGAGGCAACCGTGAAGATTACCTGGGCAACCTCGCCAATGATGGTGGCGAAGATGTGGAATACCGAGAACAGTCCAGTAAAGGTCCATTCTAGCTTATCAGCAAAGTTATTAGTGATGATAAGCTTTGATGTGAAGTCAGCAAAGGCTTTCGTAATTCGAACCAGACCCTCAGCAGAGGCATTCATGAATACCCTACGGAAGGCGGTTCCAATCTGCCCAAGAACCTTGATGATGGCCTGGAAGATGTTGGCCAGACCTTGAACTAGTGCAGATCGACCACCAAGATCCTTCCACATCTGAAGGAACCCATTTCGAGCGTCAGCGCTATCCTTGATTAACGAGCCAAGCCAGTCACTGATAGCTGTGAATAGGTCAGTGGCCTCTTCGAAGTCACCAAACAGAATCTCGAAGGTCTCGGCCCATCCAGAACCGATAGCTTCCTTGGTGGTGTCGATCAGCTGGCTGAATGTTCGAACCTTAGTGGCCGCGTCGAATGCACCCTGAGCGAACTGCTTCATCTTGTGGGCCTGCTCTTCCGAGTAGCCCATCTCAACCAACTGAGCCTCAGACAGGTCGTTCGTGAGTGCGGTCAAGGTCTGGGTCATAACCTGAGCGGTCAACCAGTCTTCCTGGAGAGACTCTCGGAAGCTACCCTTCTTAGCAATAGCCTCGTCGACTCCGGTACCCATCATTCGAGCGGTCTCGATCAGGGCGTTTCGGAACGACTCACCACCCATACCAGCGTTAACAAGCGAGTTCCAGTCCTGAAGGTGAACCACGCCTGCCGAGATGGCCTGAGAAAGCTGCGTGTATGCTGTCGACGCCTGCTGGGCCGTTGAACCCGAAGCGGCAGCGAGGTTAGATAGACCCTTAATCGATGCCACCGAGGTGTTCAGATCAACACCGGCGGCAGTGAACAGACCGATGGCGTTCGTCATGTCGCTGAAGCTATAGACGGTCTTGTCGGCATAGGTATTCAGCTCGGCAAGGGAGGTCTTAACCTCGGCAAGGGAGGTTCCCTTCTCAGCGGTGTTAGCCATAATGGTCTGAATCGATCTCATTTTGAGCTCGTACTCATTAAAGCCATCTTTAATGGTCTGGACGAATCCACTAATGATCGACCGACCCGCATTAAGCGCAGCAACCCCAATTCCGCCGAATGCAGTAACAGCTAAGCCCTGCATGACGGTCATGTTCTTACCGATTTCGAGCGCCTTGGTCGCTAGGTCACCAAGAGTGGTGTTCTTAGCAATCTCGCCTACCCGTGCAAGACCATCTGCAGCCCCCTGCATCTTGAGGGATTCCTTGAGCTTGTCCATGCTGGACGCGGATTCCTTCATAGCAGACAGGAACTGCTTGTTATTCATCTTGAGCGAGACTACCCGCTCGTCAATAGTTGCCACTACTTAGTGACCTCCTTCCAGGCCTTCTTCGTAATCTTGTCGAACACCGGCCTGATAGCGGGGTTAATGTAGTCTCGACCAACGACATACCCGCCATTACGAGTGCCGTGACCATATTGCAAGATGACGGCGATGTTTACGCCGTTGTTTACGTGTGAGTTTGTCCAGGTGATCTTCCAGCTGTTGCCGGTTCTAGTGACTTCGTAGTTCCAGCTAGCTGCCGTCTCGCCCGACTTGGAGGGGGTCGCTGACTTTAATGCAGAAACCCCCTCCTTGCCGAACTGATTCATGATCAGAGCCAGGTCTAACTTCGTCATTCTGTCAAACCAATTCCTGGTGAGTTTCCAGTCTCCCTGGCTCTCGATCGTAATCATGATTCTCCTAGACTAGAGATTCGGAGTAAATATTGGCCACTCCGGAGACCATGCATCCGACCGCACCCTTAGCGAGTCCGTCATCGTATGCTTGTCTCGTGGGGCAGATATGTGCCCATACTGGTTTACCAAGGGTGGTAGTTCGTCGCCAAACCTCATCGCTGGCTTCCCAGGACATACCAATGTAATCCCAGGGCTTGTGCCACTCGTTGATCCGACCGTCTGTAACCTGATCAGGATATGAATAACCCCAGCACTTCCATCCGTCCGCCTTCCACTGCCCCGCGAGCCAGCCCGCGTCAATGGAGAACTTCCAGATGATTCTACCATGAGCATCAGAAGGGAAGAACTTCTTGAGTTCCTGCCACTCAGCAGCAGAATACTTGGGGTCGAGCACCGTGATGTGACTAGACCCATAAGCTGCGAAGTACTCCTCGACAGTCATGAATGGTTCGCCGATGGTGGTGTACTTCTGGATCTCCGCCCATGTCATCTCGGTGACGGGGGTATTCGGGGCCGTCTTGTCAACTCGCTGAAGGGTTCGGTCGTGGTTTAGGAACCACACACCATCCTTCGTCTTCTGGCATGAGACCTCCAGAGCCCCCGCTCCATACATTACGGCATTAGTGTACGCACGTATAGAAGCCTCAGGCCAGCTGACTGATCCTCCTCGGTGAGCGATTAGGAATCCGCGAGTATCCAACATAGTATGTATATCGCTATAACCACGAGGAACGGCTCGCATAGTGGCGGGGGCCAACTCGTTGTTTCGGTATACAAATACTAGATTAGATGATCCAGAGTCGACAATCTCAACTCCTGGTGTTTTAATCTCTGGTGCAGCCGGGTTTGATTCTTCGAGCTCAACCCATGCGTAAGCCCTTGCTCCGAAAGTCTCTTTGACCGAATTGGATATAGCACCAATGGTCATTGACCATGAACCACTGGTTAATCGCTTACCTCCAGTGGTGACATTTTGTGCATCAGGTGAGTACCATACTGGTTCTTTTAGAGACGAGTATGCGTGATACTGAACCGCTACGAGATTCTTCTTAGCTGCATTTAAGGTCGGAATACCCGGCTGCCATTGGTGTATAGCGTAGTTCGATACGCCTCCGATAAAGTAGAGAATAAAATTTTCTCTAGCCTCGGTTGGAGAATCACCGTTGAATTTAATGTTCTTATCCAGGTCCTCCGCGGTGCATCGTTTTACAGCGACATACCCAGATCTACCACCTGCGTCGCTGGTGTACTTGAAATCCCAACCGGCAGGTGGTCTAGCTTTTGTATTTCCATACTGTGAAGCATAAAATACAACCAATAGGTCCCCGACTTTGGCCTTATCTCCTAGCAGATAATAAGTACCAAACCCTTCGGCTTCTGACCCACGTCCACCAGAAAGATTAACTTTCAATCCCGGTTCGGGTGTCTCATACAGATCGAGTTTAGCGATATTGATATCGTGTCCGGTATTCGGAACCGCAACTGAGGGAGTCCACATCGGGTAGTTCCCAGGAAGTTCGAACTCGAACTTCATAGCACGGCTTACACCGGCTGGGAGATTCCACGTTACGATGAAGTCCTGCTTGTTCGTCTTACCCTTATCAGCAGTGAACCAGTTAGCTCGCATGGCCAGCTGGTTGTCATCTCCTGAGGTGTAGATGATTTCAGCAGTCCACTTACGTGTTCCGACCGAAGAGGCCGAGGTCTCCCACGGAGTAGAACTGGATCCGAGTTCGATGTATTTACCATCTCCGACTCGGTATCCCTTTCCCACCCACCAAGAACCGATGACAGGAAATACGCTAGTCATTACTTAGCTCTCCGAACAATCACCGTCCCGGACGGAGTCCCAGCTGGCACTGGGTCATCAGGTCCGAGGACAATCATCTTCGGAACCTCTGGGATCTTGAGGTTGTCAACCTTCAGCTTGAGCTGAAAGTAGCCCTTGAGCCATGGAATGATAAGCTCTCGGATCTCAGAGCCAGGAGGATTCTCGTACGGGTTCCCAACTGGGTGCCACTGACCACCATTTTGAGGATCCTCGACAAGGAATCCGTCGGTGACATAGAGGTGGCTGATCGCGAGATTGTCCGCCTTATCGAAGACCTTCTGGTAGTTCTCAGAGGTGACGGAGTGCACCACTGCCCACCACCTAGTGGAAGGATAGGCCTTCATGTGATCCGGAAGGATCGGTGAGGTGGGGTTCTCCTCAAGGAACTTGGCGGCGGTACCCTCGAACATCATACAGACGTCGAAGTCCAGGTCGCACACCTCCTGAGAGATGTTAGATCCGGCGTTGATGGCGATCACGAAGTCCAGGCCATTCTCACGGCGGATAGTGTCAATCAGATCCTTGTACCACGGAATACGATCCTTACGAGCGTCCCATCCATTGATGACCTCATCAAGGAAGACACCCTGAACAAGGTCACCATACCACTGCTTGGCTCGCTTCAGCTGCTCAAGGATGTACTCCTTGGTGAACTTAGCAGCGTTAGGAATACCTCGGTTCGCCTCCGCATCGGGATTGATCGCTGCACCATACTGAGTCTTGATGTAGAACAGGACCTTCTTAGCGCCAGCACCAAGAGCGAGCTCACCCTGCTTCTGGAAGTCTACCTCCTGTGCCTCCCAGTCTCCGCTGTTACGGTTAAGGATGACGTATCCGAGGTTGTCCCGGAACTTCAGCGTCTGAGCCCACTTGGAGAACTGCCCGGGCTTTCCGTCCTGGTAGTAGTCAGGCCAGTAATAGGTTACCGGAGAGTAGTACCGAGCGCCGTTCTTGAAGGGGTTCGTCTGTCGGAGTGCGTCTTCGACGTCAGCCTTCTCGCCGTAAGTCTGAGCAGCCTCGGCCTTGGTGAGGTAGTTGTTGAGCTGAGGGGTAACCGCATCCTGACCAGCGGGACCACGCTCTCCGGCAGGTCCGGGAGGGCCCTGTGGTCCAGGCGGTCCAGCGGGACCAGCCGCACCATTATCTCCCTTGAGTCCTGGTTGCCCATTTGCTCCGGCAGGACCAGCGGGACCAGGAGGACCCTGGATACCTTGATCGCCCTTGGGTCCGGGAGGACCAGCGGGACCACGAGGGCCTTCTGGTCCAGGAACCGGGTTTCCTCCAGCTCCACCACCAGCGGGTCCGGGTGGACCCTGAAGACCCCTAGGCCCTTCTGGCCCACGTTCGCCAGCGTCTCCCTTGGGTCCTGGAGGGCCCTGCGGGCCAGTAGGACCGGCGGGTCCGGGTAGACCCTGATCACCCTTTGGGCCAGGATTACCGGCGTCGCCCTTAGGTCCAGGGGGACCAACCGGCCCTCGAGGTCCTACCGGGCCAGGAGAACCAGCTCCTCCGCCGCCTCCTCCCCCAAATGGAAGCGGAGAAATCTCCGATGTAGGGTCGACCGTCATGATGTCGATCGTCCCACCCTGAGTAAGGGCCACGTGTTTGACAATGTCAAACGTGGGAGAGTCGATGAAGACGGTGTGTGTCCAGGAACCGGCGGGGCTAACGCCAGCACCTGGAGCAAGCACCTCAATGTTGACAGCGCCAGCCTGGTCTGTCCGAACCACATGCTCGCGCATAGATACTGAGGCCCCATCAACGGTAGCCGTAGCACCCTTTACGTCAGGAATGATTCGGACAGTAGCCCGACCATTCTCTCCTCCGGGAATTGTTCCCGTTAAAGTACAGTATGGCGCTGCCATTTTGAGCCTCCTACGGCTGTTCGGCCCTGTCGAGCAGGGCGTTCACTCGAGTATTCGTATCGGGACCGTAGATCCCGTCGACCTCAGATCCTACTGCGGACTGAACCGCCTCGACGGTTGCGTCGTGAGCCTCCTCAGATGCGGGACCCCAGATTCCGTCCTGCTCCGTACCGACCACAGACTGCGTGAATGCCACACCGAAGGGGAAAGTGTTCCCGCCCCAGTTGGACGCGGCAGCCAGAGCGTAGCAACGAGACCGAGTGTTAGGTCCGGCAACGTTGTCGGGGTTAGCGCGAACGGCTCGCTGCAGAGCGCGGATGTCAGCCGGTCCAGAAGGAGCACTGGACTCCTCGCTGTCGGAGTATGCCGGACGAATCACGTAAGCTATCGAGTGATTGCGGACGCGACGCCAGACGCCGTTTCCAGCAGACTGAGAACCATAGTCACCAGAAGAAGTGTTACCTTCGATGGTTTGGAGAGTCCCTCCGCCAAGGTTCTTCTCAACGAATCCGACGTGATCCGTGCCGCCGCCGTCCCAGTTGTAGATGACGACATCTCCGGGTCGGGCATCGTAAACCGATACGAAGTAAGCTTCGGGGTGCTTGCGGACCTGGTTGACGGTGTAGTCAGTGTTAAAGGAGAAACCTCCAATAGCGTCAATCTGCCCGCACTCGTCCAGACACATGCTGACGAAGAGCATGCACCACCAAACAGAGTCGGACG